TGGAAACCATTCAGGTTCTGGCCCACGGACCACACGAATTACTATTCCGCCAGCTGATTTTATAGCGGCAATTTCGTTAGGAAAACGACAGTCACTAATAACAATATCGTCTTTAGTTTTGCGTAGTTTGTTTTCTAAGGCAGCAATCCACATATCGTCGTGAAAACTTTTACGAGCTACTTCTGTACCCCAATACTGTAGCACCCAGCGTGGAGTTAAGTGCGGCATGCCCAGGCGTTCAGCCCACCATGGATCTACTTGCTCACGCCAGGCACGACTTTCTTTGGTGCGTCCTTCCAATAGCTCGCGGTCCCAACCAAAAATGGCGGCTACAGCATCTTTAAGTGTATGGGCAAATGATTCTCGTCGGAACTGGTGTATGTTTTGTAAGTAGTCAGCGATAGTGTCCTTGCCTGAGCCAATTAATCCACAAATTCCAATGATCATATGTTGTCCTGTTCTAAGTTATGATACACATTCGGTTCAAGAATCGAATGCCACTGCTGTGTGTTCTGTGTTAAATCAGCAACACCAGCAGACTTCAATGCTAAGTTGTAATTGTATAACAGTTTACTAGCAATTACAACTTCTTTACCAAAAGTAATTGAGTATTTGGTTAAGTCCACGGACTGACCAGATACAATAGCATCTACAATGCGATCAATATCTTGATAAAATTGATAACCACTAGACTGTTGCCATTTTTGATAAACTGATAGCCAATGATTCCACCTAGTGCGATCTATTGTAAAATTTAAAAATTCAAATATCTTTTGTATTTTGCTGGGTAGGTCAACAAAAAAATTGTCAAAGTCTAATAAAAAACAATTTGAATGTTCCTGCATAGTTTCATTTAAAGTCTGACCTGAAATAATTTTTGGATAGCTAATGCTTAGTATTTCTCTTTGTTCCCAAACTGGCATTGCAGTAAAATCTAAATCAAGTGTTTCTGCATATCTAACGATCATCTGTGGTAACTTGTCTAATTGCAAATAGCAAATAGCGTCAACACTAGAGGTGGAGTAGGTGTAGGCAATAAATTTTACATCGTCAAATCTTGCAACAATATCATTATGAATAGTGCTACCTTGATCCCTGGTCATACTGTCCATATAATAAAAAGTGTAAACACGATCTTGCGGCTGTTGCCTAAACTCATCAACAACATAAGGTAAAGTTTCTGTGGTAGGATGGCTTTTTCCGTGATTGTGAGCAGTATTTTTATTTAGAGGATCGTCAGGTATGGTCACTAATCTAGCATAGGTGTTCCAACGATCAGTGTTGGTTATAAAATCATTGTTACGGATTCTAGCTGAATAGTTAGATTGCAGGGTCCAATGATCTATATCACCCCGTAGGTAATGTACAGTCCAATCTAAAAATGTACCACCGCACCCTGAACAGCCTAGGATGCCAACAATCATTTTACTCGCTCAACTCGTAAATGCTTTAGAGTAGCCTGTAGCATATCGATCTGACGGCGGCAGTCTTCTAGCGCATGGTGGCTAGTAGGTGGACGAGGACAGTCTGGCCATAGGCTATAAACAGTACGGGCATCGCGTACTTTATAAAACTGCCAAGGCAAAGGTTTTCCGTAGGATTTAAATGCGTGTTCAAGGATATTCATATCGTAAGTAGGACCATTGGCCCAGATAAGGTCATGTTGCCAGGCAATTTTATAAAGACTGTCCAAGGCCTGATCTAAATCTATACGACCTTCTTCCATAAATGCTTCAGCCTGTGCTTCGGGTTGAGTCGCCCACCAATCTATAGTTTCTTGTTGTATGGATCTGTCGGGTTGGCTTTCAAGGGTGATTCGGGCATAATATTGGCGATCAAAATACCCTGTTCCTAATGGGTCAAAACTTTGTGCCGCAATGGTCAAAATGGTCGCATCAGGACCTGTTCCTAAACCTTCAATATCTATCATTAATGAACTCATGCCACAAGTATAGCATGAAATAAAGAAAAAAGCTAGTGGGTGTTAACCAATTACCCAGGATAACGGCTGGCTGCCATCCACATACCTGCGTAGATCTTCGATTAGCGACTGCATACTTTCTTTGGCTTCGGCTTTCATTGCCGCACCGTTTAGACTTGTGCCACCTTGTGGACCAGCAATACTGGCAAATTTTTCACGAGCTTCGCCAATAATTAATTTGCAGTTGGCAACCATGTAGTCACGAATCCATTGGCGAATTTGGAAATCTTGCAGTAGGTTTACTTCTGGTTTCAAATTGTATGTCCATAGTAAAACATTTTCGCCTGTGCCTTTTGGATCACGGATCAATTGTAATTTTTTAGTTACAGGATTCCAAGTGTAGTTCATGTAAGCGCCAAACATACGACCGGCTAATTCAACATACTGACTATAAAAATCGTAAGTTGCAAGACCACCAGACACATTAAAATTCATCAGGTACACATTCATACTGGCCTGACTAAATGGATCAAAGTTACTGGCAAATGGTCCAGTACTGTCGCCAAATGTTCTACGATAAATCTGTCTAACTTGAATTACTTCTTCTGGAAGGGTATAAATGTTAACATTGGTTACCAACTCCATAAAGGTGTAGCTTTCCTCGTAGGCATTTTCTGCTCGTTGACGGTAAGTGCCTATAGTGGCTTGGTATGCCGACTCATAATGTGCGGCATCTAATTCGACATCAACAATCTGATCGCCCAACTGTAGTCGAACATACTGTATAAGATCTTGTTTTAGTTCTTCAAGTGTATTTTGAGATATATCTGCCATTTAAGCACTCCTGTTAGATATATTTATGGTTTTTTGCTACCTTTGCGTATAGCAAAGATCTTTTCAGTTTCATAGCGTTCTGGGCAAAATTTGCACTGTGCTAAGGGATTATCTATATTAGCCAAAAACTCTGCACCGCGAGTTTCAAACTCCTGGGCGGATAATGGTTGGTAACTGTTGATCAACTGCCTGTCCTCTGGAGATAGTTCTAAAGGATGTTGCTGGTCAAACTCTGGGAAAAGTGCTACCGGTCCACACTTGTACAATTTTCCGCGAATTAGATGATAATTTTTCCAAGTGGCAAATCCACAACTACGATGTGCCAGATACGGATCACTGTTGTGTAGTGTTAGTTTATTATCAGCGGTATAGGTCAGTGCGGCTCGAGCAAAAGTATCCTGGCGCCAGATACCAATTTGTACTCCATTTTCATCTCGATACAGCCAGTCTGCTCCGGCTGAGTTTGAATTTTTGCCTTCAAGGACTGTGACTTGTCCTTTTAAAAAACTTTTTACTTCTGTAAAAATTTCTTCTTCATTGTATTCATTGTGTAAACTTATACCCAACCAATTTCTTGTGCCCGTTGGCATCAGTTCATACAATCCGTCTACATTGTTGAGGCGTGTGCCATTGGTCAGTACTTGCACAATAGCATCAGGCCATAGTTGATTAATACCTTTGATCCATTCAGTAATGGTAGGATTAAGCAATGGCTCACCACCTAGGATTGTTATTTTTTTGAAGTCAATATACTTAGACCATAACGCATAATCATCAGCATAGTCAGACCAGCGTTGCCAACCGGTAAAATGATAATCGTTAAATCTATTGCAGTGAGAACAGGCTAAATTACAAACATTGGTGATGTAGAATTCTATTTTATCAAGAGTAATTCTGGACATCTACATACTTATGCTTTAAGTATGATCAGGTTTTCGTTTCCTCGTCCTGTAAATTTAGTTTCTGTTGCTTTGATAGCACCAAACTCTTTGCGAGCCGCTGGTTTGCCACCAGACAATACTGCCTTTAGTTGTTCAGCAGGTTTGCGTAAGGTTTTTTGTACAGTTTGTAGTGCATCAAAACCAACTATAGCAGATCCTTTGACTGTAAAAGTTCCAATATGGCTATCAGCTACCACATGAATCAACTTGCGTTTGGCTGTGTCATACAGCCATGCTTCAGATGATCCAACCAACTGCGCTGGGGCAATAGATTTAAGATTGAATTCTGGAAATTCTCTAAGGAATTTAAAATTGCGTGTGAGTTTTTCTGGACTGACAGCTTTCTTGGCACGAGGTTTACGCTCTACCTTTTTGAGCTGTACATAACTGTTGCAGTCGTTAATTACTGTTTCACAAAACTTAACACATTGCTTTAGTTGATTTTTGGTCAGGTGGCTATAACCTTCAACAAGGTCAGCATCTTCACCGCCCAGTACTTCTGTAAATTCTTGTAGGCGTAGTTCCCATACAGCTGATACTGTATTGACCATGTTAGGGCTAATGTTCATACCACGCATGAGTTTGATAGGACTAAAGTCTGCTGACATTTTTGCGCCAGCTACCACAAAGTCATCAAACATGCCTTCTAATTCACCACAGCACTCGCTGACCTTTTCACGCAGATGGTCTTGAATAGTAAGTCTTGCAACCGCAGACTCTGCTTCAACTTCGGACTTTTCTTTTTTTGCTTCTTGTTTAATTTTGAGCATGAGACTAATTTGCTCATCAAGAATACATTGCTCGTGTTCATTAAGCACGAGACCCATCAAAGTCATACGAGCTACCCAAGCCGGAGTAATACGAATTTGACCGTCAGGAATACCTCGCATCAGTTTGGCGTCTTTGGGTCGATGGTTATGTTCTAAATAATGACACAACATATCCTTGGCTTCTTTTTTGCCATAGTGGTAATTGTACCAATTGAATGCCTGACTCAATCGAGACACACGATTAGTTTCGTCTGGTTGTATATGCCATTCAGGTTCAAAACCTACATATTTGGTTTCAGCACCCTTGGGGTTTAGTCGTTTAATTTCGTTCAGTTGTTTTGCCATAATGTTTATTATAATGTAAAAGTTAAGAATGTCAACCAATCAATGCCGCAAAGGTAATATATCTTTCCAAATTATCTATCAAGTCTTTGGCTTTGGCCACTGCTTCTTTGTACTGCAAAGTTTCTCTTTTGAGTCTACGGCATTCTACCAGGGCCTGATCTGCCGCTGTCATTGCTGAATCAATAGTACGGACCATTTTAATTAGATCGCGTTTAGCTACCTTACTTTTTAAGGCGTTTATTTGCGGTATAGCTAGATCTAAGCGTTCGTATAACTCATCCATAACCTTAATTATACGACCTTTTGAGTTTTAGGTCAACTGAACCCATAAATACATGACTATGCCACGCTTATCGCTATACCGCCCAAATCGCACCAACGATTACCAATATTTAGATAAAGTTATCTACGAAATGTACACCGTTGGTGGCTTGGACATTTATGTACACAAATATCTTGGACCGCAGGGTGCAGGAACTGACAACGGAAATAATGATGCTACTATTCCAAATTACGATAGTACCAATCCTTTGTTTATCGAAGATTTGCTATTGTTAGAAAACCGCGATCGTGTTTACGACAATGATATTTTTATCATGCGTGGTGTTTATCGTGTTACTGACATTGACTTTGATCTAAGTCAATTTGGCCTGTTCTTAAACAACGATACCTTGTTTATTACATTCCACTACAATAATATGATTGACACTTTTGGCCGTAAGTTAATGTCAGGTGATGTTATCGAAGTGCCAAACTTAAAAGATTACAATCCTTTGGATACCAGTATTCCAAAAGCCTTGCCTAAGTACTATGTTATCCAAGACGCCGCATTTGCAAGTGAAGGTTTTAGTCAAACTTGGTTACCACACTTATGGCGTGTCAAAGCCACTCCAATGGTCAATGCACAAGAATTTAGTCAAATCATTAACCAACCATTTGAACCAGAAAATATTTGGGACAACGGAAATTTTTATCCCAACGGTACCATTGTCAATGACGGCAACACTTATTATCAGGCCAACGGCAATGTTCCGCCTGGAGCTGGTATTACAGATACCAATCCTGATACTGGACAACCTTACTGGAATTTAATCACTAATCCAACCACAGTAGGCGATATACAAAGTACTCGTCCTAAAGATTTGCAGATTAATGATGCTATCCTTACACAGGCCTACAATGATGTTCCACTAAGTGGTTACGATAATGTTAAATTTTACATACTACCCACTACTCCAACTGGGCAACCAGCTGGCTCTGGACTGACCGCTGATCAAACTGGACCAACTGTAGACGGCACTGAGCCAGGCGAAGGAATTAGTCCTAACGGTTGGGGTTATGTACAAGGTTACCTAACAGGATCAACAGAAGCACCAAACGGATTGCCTGTAACTCCGGGAGTTCAGTTTCCTCCTAATCCTAGCCTAGGTGACTACTGCTTACGCTTAGATTACTATCCTAACCGCTTGTTCCGTTACAGTGGTACCATGTGGAAGGCTATCAGCGATAATGTTCGCACTGATCTTGATTTGGCCACAGGTGCATTAACTCAACGAGCCAGTTTTGTAAACAATACATACACTGTAAGTACTACCGATCAAGGCAATATTCCAAGTCGTCAGAGCTTGAGTCAGGCCTTGAAACCCAATGCTGACAACGGTAATCAAGGTGGCAACTTACCACCTAATCCAAGACCACCAGGACGATAATGGCACAATTTTTTTATGATGAACAGCTACGCCGCTTCTTGTTACAGTTTGCTAGAATTTTTAGTAATTTCCAAGTTGAATACGGCGCTAACGAAGCAGGACAAGGTCCTGGCAGCAATGTAGATACTTTAATCCGTGTGCCTGTACGCTACGGTGATGCTAGTCGTCAGGCTCAGACTATACTACAAAACAATTCGGCCAACGACATGCCGGCTACTCCGTTAATGAGCTTTTACATCAGTGCATTAAAATACGATCGTCCAAGAATTCAAGATCCTACATTTGTTAGTACCATTGCAGTTCGTCAACGCACATACGATTCAGAAACAGGTACTTACGAAACCACACAAGGCAATGCATTTACTATCGATCGATTAATGCCAGTACCTTATGTAGCCACTATTAAATTAGATATTTGGACCAGTAATACCAATCAAAAAATGCAGTTGCTAGAACAAATTTTAGTCTTGTTTAATCCTAGTTTAGAAATACAAAGCACTGACAGTTATATCGACTGGACCAGTCTAACTGTGTTGAACTTGACTGATGTCAACTGGTCAAGTAGATCAATTCCTGTGGGCAACGACAATCCTATTGATATTGCTACATTAACTTTTGAATTACCTATTTGGTTAAGCAGTCCTGCTAAAATTAAAAAACTTGGTGTTGTGGAGCAGATTATTGCCAGTGTTTACAATGCCGCTGGCGATGCTGTGGCCGCTATTACCAATAATGATTTGTTGCTAGGAACAAGACAATCATTTACTCCGTTTGGTTATCAAACCTTATTGATTGATGGCAAAGTACAGATACTAGCGCAAAGTGCAGTGGTCGACGAACCAAACAGCAGTCTTATTCCTCCAGATAGTCCACAGAGTGCCTTACTGTGGCACAATGTTATTGGCATGTATGGTACACTAAGACCAGGTATCAGTTTGATAGCATTTGAACAGCCAGACGGATCAGAAGTTTACGGAACTATTGCCTACGATCCTACCGATGATAGATTTTTATTGTTTACAGTAGATACCAGTACTGTGCCTGCAAATACTCTTAGTCCAGTAAATGCTGTTATTAATCCATTGTTAAGCGGCCCCGGAGCAGGCTTGCCGTCTGCCACTGTAGGTCAAAGTTATTTGTTAACCGAAGATACCGGCAGTGATAATGGCTATGCCAGTGCCTGGGCAGGTACTAGTGGACAACCGCTGATTGCCAAGGCCAATGATATTATTACCTATGATGGGGACCGCTGGCAGATTTATTTTGACAGTACTTCAAGTCCAGATAATATACAGTATGTCACAAATATCACTACAGAAATTCAATACAAATGGACTGGCCAAATGTGGGTTAAGAGTTATCAAGGATTGTACACAGGTGGCTCATGGACACTAATTCTGTAAACGCAGTTGGCGTATGGTTCTACGCTGTAGACACACAACGCTATCTTTATCTAATGCGTAACGATCCTAGATACCCAGATTCTTGGGGTTTGCCAGGTGGCAAGGTTGAAGCTGGTGAAACCTTAATGGCAGCTATGACTCGCGAGTGTGAAGAAGAACTAGGTGCGATGCCTGATTATATAAAACTAGTACCAATAGAAAAGTTTACCTCTGCCGATGGAGTATTTGCTTATCACACTTTTTTCTGTAGTGTTGCCCACGAGTTTGCTCCTCAGTTGAATGATGAACACTCAGGATGGGCTTGGGTAGCTTCGGGTACTTGGCCAAAGCCATTGCATCCTGGTCTATGGTCTACTGTGAATTTTGACGCAGTGCGCCACAAGATTGTCACTATAGAACAGCTAGTTCAGACGTCACAGTAACCAACAAAGTCTCTAATAGACTGTGGTATAACATTACTGCATTCTAAAAATTCTGGAGCAAAGTTTGTAGGCTCACCTACCAGATAAAAACGAACTCCGGTATATGTTCTAAAAAGATTTACTAGTTGTGGTATCCAATTTGAGTTTTGTTCTTGTGTGTCTTTGTCGTAACCAATTAAAAATATTTCCTTGTGTCCGTCAAATGCGGCCAGGTAAACTGGTAACACACGATTGATTAACATTGGATTATAGGGTATGAGATAAAATTTTCCTGGATGTTCAATACACATTCTTGCTGTAGAATATACAATGTGATCTTCAGCATAGTTTGATGTCAGCAGTCTTTCAAGTATTTCTGTATGGCACTCGACTGCAAAATCCATCTTGATATATTCAGCAACTTCGCCTGTTCCGTAAACCTGTAATTTCTTGCTACCTAAAAGTCCGCCACGATGATTTTGTAGGTTGCGTACATCAAATACAGACTGTTGATGTAGGTCGCCTATACAAGCGGCACGACCTGAGATGTGTTGGTTAACAATAGGATTTTCGATCCACTCACGGACCTGTTCTTTTTTACCGCCCGACCAAGTGGTCTTTACTATTACGAATTCGCCAGGATAGTCGGCGCGGAAACGGGCTTCCATTAATCCCGTCCTACTACTAACTCAATGGTGCCAACTTCGGTGCTGTCGTAGGCTTCTAATGATTTACCAATGATGCAACCTGGTGTATATTTGGCGATGTCTAATACTGTAGCTACGCCAGCAATGTCACTGGATACCAGACGATCGCCTTTGCGGATGGTGCCAACTACTTGACATGGAACACGACCAGTTAGGGCTACTGGTAGTACATGTTCTCCAGCCTGTGCAGAGTTCATCAAGTAACTAGGAGTGGTAGACACAATACCAGCAACAGCTGGGCTATGACTGCCGGTAGTGGCTGTAATTTCATATTCTCCACCAAAATCCAACAATGTTCCAGGAGCATAATCGGAATCAGCTACATACATCTCAGCTAAGTCAGCGTATAATGCAGATGTTGCTTTGGCAAATACTGTATTAAAATAGGTTGTTGAGCTACCAATGTTACCGGTTGCATTTGAGCCACCGTTGACAATATTATTAAGAGTAACAGTACCTGTTGTTACAGATAAATTTCCTCCTGTGATGTTGCCAGTTGCGCTAACAATGCCAGCTGTCAAAATATTACCGTGTGTAGCGTTACCTGTTGAACTAAAAAGACCAGCAGTTAGAATATTACCGCCAGTGATATTGCCAGTTGCACTAACTGTGCCTGTGGTAGTCACATTTCCACCGGTGACATTTCCAGTGATTGATATATTTCCTGACGGAGCTGTTGATGTGACAACATTGGCTCCGCCAAATGCTAGTACGCCATTAACAGCACTAAGAGCATTGCCGCCAATGTACAAAGAAGTAGGCCCAACATAAACTTCTTGCCAGGTATTTGTGGCATTGCCCAAGGTGTAGGTATTGGATGCAGTTGGAATTATGTTGCCGGTAACATACTGTCCTGATGTGGCAAATACCGTTACATTTGATGTTCCACCAACACTGACTGTGATGTTGGCATTGGCACTGGCGATGGTTACATTACTGGTACCGTTATTGATATTGGAACTGGATGTGCTGACTCCAGTCAACAGTGCGCCATTACCTAAAATATAATTACCGGTGATATTACCGGTTGCACTCACTGCCGAAGCTCCTAAAATACCAGTGGTTGGTACATAGGTCAAAAACGGAGAATTAAAAATAGTTTGATTATTTGCTCCATCTGCTGGAACAAAATCAAGATAAAAAGTATTGGCAGATCCACTAAACGAAGTATTAATGGTCGTGGCGGTAACGCCGGTTAATTGACTACCATTACCAACAATATAATTGCCTGCAACATTACCACCTGCAGATATGTTGCCCAATGATGATATGGTAACAAATCCGCTGGCAGTTCTAGTCCAGGTGTTAGTGGCAGCAGAGTAAACATATACTATATTGTTTACTGTTGCTGTTTGTCCATCTGTTGGACTGTTAGGAAACGACATTAGTACCTTCCGACGGCTACCTCAATAACACCCACTGTATCGGAATTGTAATCTTCTAATGCTTTACCAATAATACAGCCGGGCTGGTATTTAGTAGGCGCCAATGTTGTGGCAACACCTTTTATTCCACTGCTTACTAATCTATCACCCTTGCGTATTGTGCCAACTACCTTACACGGTACACGACCTGTTAATGCTACTGGTAATCCAACGCCACCAGAATTCATTAAGTATGCTGGATCGGTTGAAATAATACCGGCTACACGAGTATCTTGGTGTATATCAGTAGTAGTAATTTCCTTATCACCACCAAACACAACTAGTGTGCCTGGTTCGTAATTGTCATCTGCTTCGTATGTTTCTGCCAAGTCAGCGTATTGTGCTGAAGTTGCTTTGGCAAATACAGTATTGAAATAACCACCTGAACTACCGATGTTTCCTACACCGTTGGCCTGACTGTTTACCAAACCAGTACTGGTCCAGGCCGCTATGTTTGAGCCGCCGATGGCAATTTGAATATTACCGTTGGCTGCCACTGTTTCACTACTGGTTCCGTTGATGATAGCGGTAAAGTTGCCGCCAACTCCAACTGTTGAGCTATAGTCATCTAACCAGAAATAATTAGTGCCGTCATAGGTATAACGATACTGTACATTGGTTGTAGTGTTGTACCAGAAATCACCAACTGCTGGACTACTTGGAGCTGTTGCCGCTGTGGTTGATCTAACACCGCCGCCTACAACATTACCAGAAACACTTAAATTACCTGTAACATTGGCACTGGTAGCAGATACCACTACCACATTAGATGTACCAGCTACACTAATTGTTACATTGGCGTTGGCACTACCAATATTGACATTACTGGTTCCATTGGTGATATTTGATACTGAAGTAATAACCCCTGTTAAGAATGCACCGTTACCTAAAATAAAGTTACCAGTAACATTTCCTGTGGCACTAACAATGCCAGCTGTGAGTACATTGCCACCTGTGATATTGCCTGTGGCACTAGCTGTACCACCTGTGGCCAAGTTTCCAGCTGTGACCGTAGCCGCAGCCGATATTAATCCACCAGTTAGTATGTTGCCACCTGTGATATTGGCAGTGGCACTGACTAGTCCAGCTGTGGTAATGTTGGCACCTGTGATATTGGCAGCACTTGTGATATTACCAG